AGTCAAACGTAGCTACTTCCTCTGAAACTACTACAAAACAATTGTTGGCGATTACGCAGCGTATTAACAGAGACATATTTGAGGCTTATCCTTGGCCTAAATGTTATGCGTCTGGAAGTATTACGTTAGTCGGAGGGCAAGCAAACTATGCGTTGCCCTCCGCTTTTTCTTGGTATCAATACGAAACGTTTTGGAATAGCTCTACACGTTTTCGCATTCTTGGCCCCATGAGTGAGCAGGAATATGGCGAGATTAGAGGATTCGGGCTTAACACCACGGTCTATCAAAGAATGCAAATCCGTGGCATTTCAAATACTGAACTACTTATTAGTCCGACTCCTGGAGCTAATAACAATGGTAACATTATTGTATTTGAGTATATCGCTGATAGAAGCGTTAAGCCGAAAACTTGGACTACCAGCACACTTTTCACAACCAATTCCTATTGTTTCTACAACGGCAACTATTACTTTACGACCGCTGGAGGAACCACAGGAGCTACGCCACCGACTCATACGACCGGATCAGTTTCAGATGGCGGTGTAACTTGGGATTACTATAACGGTGCTTACAGCACGTTTTTAGCAGATACGGATGTAAGCGTATTTAACGAGAAGTTAGTTGAGCAAGGAGTGCTTGAGCGCTTTGCTGAGATACATGGACTGACTACCATTCAACAGAAATTTCCGACGCAATTACATGAAGAGTACAGTCGAGATAACCCTGGCAAAATTATATATGCTGGTGGTCATACTCGTGCTGAACTTTTTGCTAGAAGTGGAACCGCTGTATTTGGGACGTGGATATAATGGCTATTGCAAGACCAACAACATTTCAAGGCGATCCAGAGCTGACCTATAAAGACCCGAATGCGTACATTGCCTACCTACGCACACAAGGGCTGCCACCACAACAGGTGTATCAAATGGTGACACAGCGATTTGGTATGCCAAAGACTCCAGAGGAGCAGGCCAGGGATAGGGCTTCTCAAGCTCAGACGGCTGGTCTTGCTCAAACTGGTGGAGCATTAGCAGGAACAATTGGCGCTGGATATCTTACAAGTCAACTTCTAGGTAGTGGCACAAGTGCCATTGCGCCAACTGTGTTGGGCACTACTGGTGCTGGAGCAACCGGTGCTGGAACTGTAGCAACACCGACCTTAGTAAGTGCAACTACTACTGGCGCACCCGCCTCCGGCGCTGGAGCTGTTGGCGGGATAGCCTTACCTGTGGCAGCTGCGGCAATAACTCTTAATAATGCTTGGGAAACTGGCATGAAAGATATCCTTCGTGGTCGTGGGACACGTGAGGACTATTTGAATCAAGCCGCAAACATTAGTCCTGTTGGTAGAATTGCGAATATTGGACTGCGTTTAGCTGGCAAACGGTCTATTGGACAGATGATGACCACTGGCAAGTCAGATGCGCAACTGATGCGTGATGATTTCCGTGGAGTGCTAAAAGAAACAGGCGTTGCTGATAAAAATTACCAAGTTAGTCTTGCCGATGGCTCAAAGTTTAACATCGGACTTGATGGCAAAACTCGTTACACAAACGTTGGCGAAAACATTGATGGAAAAACAACACGACAAGCGTGGGATGTTGATTTCAGCAATCCACTTGCCAAGTTTGCTACGGATCAAATCGACCCAATGATCCGCAACATTTACGCAGAAGCGCCAAAAAGTGTTAAGCCCGAACAGTACACGGGAATGCTTGTAAACGCTGCTACGTCAAATGCCAAATCAGAGCAAGACGTATTGAACAACATACAAGCTATGCTTGGTAAATCCACTTTTGCTAAGCAGGCTGGCGTTGGCGTACAGGGTCCAATAGCGCCAGTACAACGGCCACCAAAGGGACAAGTAGTCCGAGTCTCGCCTGGCATGTACATGAATGATAAAGGACGTGTGGGGCCAGCTAAGACGGTTAGAGAGTCACTAAGTGCAAATTACAAAGCAGGGAAAGGAAAGTAATATGGCTAAAGGCGCAATGACAAAAAGTCCTAAAACTGGTGGCAGAGTGTATGCCGGTGGTTCTCCAAACTTTGATGAGCGTACTGGAAAATATACGTCACCACCACCATCGGCTATGCGTGTAAGCCCTGGTGTTTATCGTGCTCCATCGGGTCAGCTTGTACGCAGTTTGCAACAGCCAATGTCGCAACCTTCACAACGTCCTTCTGCAACTTTGCCGCAAGCAAGACCACAGATGGCGCCACCTTTGACACAAACTCAAGTTGGACAAATACCACCTGGATTTGAAAACTCTATGCGTGATGCAATGGCTGGGGCAGCTCAAGGTGCTTTTATGCCAAAAGGTCCGGCATCTTTGGATATGCAAAAGCCTTGGATGTATCAGAATCCAATTAACATTCGTGCGCCGTATCAAAATCAAAGTATGCCTCAACAGCAACAACTTGATTTAAGTCAAATATCAAATATGTCTGGCGAGCAGATCCAGCAGTACATAAATCAATTGCAACAAGCGCAGCAAGCACAGCAGATGCAACCAGCACCGCAGTTTAATCCGTCAATGTATCAGAGCCGGCAAGGATAATAATGGCTTTTGAAGGTTATACAATGTCACCGCCGTATGGTGGGTTGGATCTAGTAAGTCCAATAGACAACATGGATCCAGCTTATGCACTGGAACTTGTAAACGTATTTCCTGGAGCTAGTGCGCCTACAGTACGACTTGGATACACTCAATTTGCAGATACATTATCGTCAGCAGCAATTAAGTTTGCTCAATCTTTGAATTTAGCTAATGGAAGTAGCCAACTAATTGTGGGCACAGCTTCTAAACTTTATTCGATTAATTCTTCTGGCACTGTATCAGATATTACCGGAGCTGCTGTTATTACCAACGGTGATTGGCAGTCTGTTACCTACGCAAATAATCTGTATTTGTGCAACGGTGTAGACACTCCACTTGTCTATACTGGCGTTGGCAATGTCAGTGCAATTACATTCACAGGTCCAACACTAACTACATTGATAAACGTTACAGCTCACAAAGAACGATTATACTTTGTGGAGGCTGCTAGTTCTAAGGTTTGGTATGGTGGATTACAGGTCACTGGAACAGCAGGCACACCAGCTCTTACATCATTTGATTTTCAGTATGTATTTAATCGTGGTGGTTTTCTCGTTGGTATTGGTAGTTTTAGCCAAACTAACAACGTAGCAGCGCAAGATTACTTTTATGCTTGTAGCTCAGAAGGCGAGGTAGTTTTTTACAGCGGGAACTATGCCGGCGACCCTTCTACCTGGGGTCTTACCGCTCGATACTACATAGGCAAGCCACTCGGCTACCGAGCATTTATCCGTTATAACAACGACGTTTGGGTGATTACAGCTCAAGGCCTAGTGCCACTATCAGGCTTGTTACAGTCAGATCCAGAAGCGGCGTTGAATCTTGTAAGTGCTAAAATCAATCCTCTCATCACTGACTACGCTCTTACCATTCCATTCGACCATCAGTGGACTGGCTTCTTTTGGCCACAAGGACGACGCATTTATGTATCTGTGCCGGTAAGTGGTAGTGGTTGTAAGTTTCTAGTTTACAGCATTGATACAAAGGGTTGGACGGTATTTCAACTTTTTGACGACAGTCATGCTTTGGCTAGTTGTGTGTTTCAAGAATTGCCATTTTACGGTTCTTCTTTAGGAATCGTATGGAAAGGCGAAACTGGTCAAGCTGATGCCATTACCTCCACCACAAGTCAAAGCATTGCTTTTGCTGGAAGGTCTGCGTTTAGCTTCTATAATTCTCGTGGAAACTACAAAGCATTTAAGGATATCCGTCCATTAATGCGGACCAAACGTGGCATCACTTTGTCTTTGGGACTTGATACTGACTTTAAGCGAGCCCAAACAATTACAAGCGTAGTTACACCGAGCGGTACGTTTACTCCGTGGGGTAGCACTGGTGGATCTCCTACCTATACGCCTTGGGGCAGTCCTTGGTCAGCAGATGTAGAATATGTATTTGACCGATTTGCTGTTAAAGGCCAAGGGCATTGTGCAGCGGTTCGTTTTGGCGGGTCCATTAAAAACTCAACTTTGCAAATACTAGGCTTTGAAATACGATTCGATATGGGTGGGCAAGTATAGTTATGGCACAAAAGAAAACGACCAAAGGCGCATTAGGTAAAGAGCCAAGTAAAAAAGAGGCAGTGCCGTTTGATGCTGCCCGAGCCACCAAGCGAATTGAATATCTGAAGCGAGTCCGACCAAACGATCCAGAGATTCGTAAACTTCAGGGTAGTGTTAAAAAGTCTGGGTATGTAGCTAAGAGTCCGGAAACAGCTCCACCTTTACCGTCTCAAGAAGACCGAATAGTGCAAGCTGGCGGTGACGTATTTGAGCAAATGTCTGGTTATGCCAAGCAGTTTGATCCTCGTACTTTTCAGTCTCAATATGAGCCTGTGTATTCGCAAGAGATGGAACGAGCCCGACAGAACGTATTGGGACAGTTTGAGCGCCGTAATGCAGAAGAGTTTGCACGTCAGACTCAAGGTTTAGAGCAATCGATTGCAGAGCGTGGCTTAGATCCAGCAGGAGAAGCAGCACAGTCTCTTCGTAAGCAGCTTACTCAGCGTCAAGACCTTGCACGACAAGAGGCAATGAGCGCAGCAGAAAGTGCTTCTGATGCAAGACAGCAAGCTATGTATGGACAATCTACTGGTACAGCTTTGTTACCTCAACAGATTGCTAGTGGATTTCTTGATCCGTATATGCAAAGTCAACAGCAACAATTTGCGGGGCAACAAGGGGATTTAGCTTTTGAAAGACAAAAGCAACTTGCTGCTCAGCGACAAAAATACGACTTGGAAACGTTAGCTAAAACCCCTCGTGGTGGTGGCGGTGCTGCTCCTCCTCCTGATTACATGGGGCAATACCTGCTAGGAACATTAGCTCAAGGATACAATCAACAGCCACAGGTGAATCCATGGGCTGCTGGTGCTCAAGGTCTAGCTGCTGGATTTGGGCAAGGATTTGGTCAGAATTTAGGCAGAAAAGTAGGAAGCTAATATGGCCGGAGAAGACTTATATAGCGCACTTGGCGGGTTACAATATAGCCCATACGAGACTCCATTTGGCACCGCAGCTGGTACTATAGCAAGTGCGACACCTGGTCTGATTAACCCATACGGTAGCACTGGTCAGGCTATCGGCATTGCTTTAGGTGGGACTCTGTTATCTTCTTTGCTTGGATACCAAGCGCAAAAAGAAGCATCCCAAAACACTTTAGATTTAATGACGTACGCTAATAAGATGCAAGCAATGCCATTGGCGCAAGATCGTATTGATT